ATCGGCGGCGCCGTAGGCGAGAATTGCAGGTCGATCGAGCTTTTGATGATGCGGCCGTTGGTCGCCTGCTCATTGTCGGGCAAGGTCGTGGTCTGATAGCTCCACGACATCTGCACGCCGTTCTCAACGAACGTGCTGGTGTTGTTCTGCACCGGATCGGACTGCCAAATGCCCTGTATCCCGAACGGCGCCATGATGAACGTGTTCTGGTACGGCGCGATCCATGAGGCATTGAAGGTATGCGGACCCGACCATTGATTGCTGGTGATGTGGTACCAGAACTCCTGCTGCGGCGTGTTCACCGCCGCCCCGTTCTGCGTCGAGATGCGCATGATGTTGGTGCCGCAGGTGGCCGTGATGCGCGACACCACCACCGAGGAGACGAACGGCACCGAGATGCCCTCGCCGTAGATCCCGATCGGATCCGATACCGTGCCATCGAAGCTGACCAGCCGCACCCCATCGGGCGATACAAACGCCAGCCCCTTGGGTGTCGGGCAGATGCCGCGAGGGGATAATGTGCCGGTCGCCACGTTGAGCGCATTGATCGCCAGCGTATTGAGCGCCGCATCGCCGGTGATCTGGAACATGTTCGCCACGCCCTTGAACACGATCAACGCCTGCACGATGCCGGTGATCATGTTGCGCATGCGCAACTGTCCCAGCGCCGTCAGCGGCGTATTGTCGTTGAACGTCAGCGCCTGATTGGCATTGGTCACATTGAGCGGATTGAGCACATCGGTGAACACCACGGACGGCTGCGCGGTGCCGTTGACGATCCAATAGGCCCGGTTGAAGAACTGCGCCACGAAGGTCGGCACCGTGGTGAAGGTGATGGCGCCGGTCAGGTTGCCGGCATGCCACACCGGAGCCGTAGGGATGGAGATGTCGAACCAGCCGAAGAAGTTGGCGGTCGAGCCGAAGCCGGGATGCGTCACCAGCACCTTGGAGCCAACTACGTCCATGGTCGGCGGCACCCAGGCCCCGGTTGTCGGCACCTGCGCCGGCACCGTGCCCGCCGTGATACCGGTCACGGTGACGAATGCCTGCGTCGAGAGATTGTAGGCGAACGGCTGATCAAAGCCGGGATTGAGCGTGGTGCGCACCATGCCGTACATCATGGTGCCGACGATGAGCGCAACGCTGATCTCGGTGACACCGGGGAAGCTCGGGCTGACATTGGTAGCGAAGTTCCCGATCCGCACCGCCGCCGGCCGGCATACCCACTGATTGGTCGTCGATGGATTGGGGATCAGGTTCTGCAAGCTCTGCATGGAGCCGGGGAAGTTCTGATCGGCATCCAGGGCGTCGCCAACCCCCTTGGGGCGCCACACGATGACTTCCGTGCCGGGTTCCACGTCACCAGCCCACCAGCTTGGTGTTGCGCAGGTTCTGGAAGCTGCCGCCGAACCGCCGCCGATCGAGCTTCACCGTCTTGGCGCGATTGGTCCAATCATCCTTCATCTGGTTATAATGACGAAGAATATAACCAGCACCGCCAGGATTATCATCGCCCAGTAGAGCTGCCGCTCGGTCGTCATCGTAGCCCTTGCACAGTTCACCCGTGATCCGCGTCAATAGATAGTTCTGGTTGGGGAACCAGGGAATGGTGCTGCTGGTCTGTGGCGTGGTGATGTCAGGCATGTCGCGCATGTAGCGCAGCACGGCTTGATAGGCCCCGGAGGACGGCATCCAGAAGAAAGCGGTGGGCGGGACAGTGGCTACGTCGACGGCAAAGATCACAGGGAAATTCGATAGCCCGGCCTGGGCGACCATGTTGTCGAATTCGGCAAGGTCCACGGGTATGAGATTATAGGGAACCCCGGAGATGTAGTAGAAGCACTCGTCGGGTAATGCCCGGAGATAGTCGGCAGGGAAGGGCATGGAGCAGCGGTTGAGGAAGTCAACGGTGGTAGGCAGATTGAAGTAGAGGGTTCCTCGAGCTTGGGCGAAATCATAATTCAAGCACAGTTCTTCCAGCACGATATTCAGCAGCTCGCCAGCCTGCACCGTGAAGCCGGGGACCCCAGCTTCCGATGCAGCTCGCTGGCAAATCTGCTGTGATGTAAGAGCCATTCATATCACTTATGCGGCGTGGGCTTTGGCGGTGGTGTATAGATCGGCTGCTCAGGTGTCCCACCCGCAGGCTCATCGATCTCAGGCGGCGTACCGACAGGCTGGTCATGCTCCGTCAAATTGCCAACCGCTACGAACGAAATCGTCTTGTCGGCAGTCACCCCAACGATCTTCACGCTATGCACCTTCATGTGATCCTCCATTCAACTTCTGTAGGATACGGTCACGCTGCGTTTCCATGGTCTCCAGCTCCTGCCGGTGCCGCTCCTGCATGCCCGCATTGTCCTGCAGATACTTGGCTTCGTTCCCGGTAGGCCGATAACCACCACGCCGACCGCTGTTCTCCCAATGGGCACGATACTCTTCATCCTTGATCCTGCGATCCTCCATCAGCTTGCCGTACTGCTTGGTCAGATGCGCGATGTTTCGCTCCAGCTCCTCCAGCTCGTTGCCCCATTGCAGGCGCTGCGCCGCCCGTCCCATCTTGTCCAGCAGCTCGTTCATATCCTTATCAGGACAATCACGAACGATGTATGACGTCAGGCCGATCTGCTTCTTATCGGAAATTCTTACGTCGAATTGGACTTGCAGGGCTATTTCTTTTGCTACCGGTTGCTCGGTTTGAGCAGGTGGGGTATCCACTATCAACCTCCAAGAATGGCCTTTGCGCTTTGGTTGGCATGGGCGCGGGTCAGTACAATACCACGAGGGCGAGACCGACCAGCAGGCTGATGATAAAAGGCACGATTAGCTCCGCCAACATCATCCTCGTGGTTCCACGCTCGCTGCATGATCTCTCGTAACGTCTCGCATTTGTGCTTTGGCTCTCGGTAGGTGTAGGCATGCAGATATTCCACCCCGTCGATCAGGATATGAAAGGCATGGCCGGGCAGATCAATGATTATGTCCTGCATCTCCTCTGACTTGATGTGCTTGGATCGCGCAGTGCGCAACGCCTTCTGGAAGAATGCCTCTTCCTCCTGCGTCTTGATCTCCTTGCCTACCTGCTCCTCCGCGCGCTTGATGACCGCCGCTTTCTCCTCGTCATTGAGCGAGCAGTTGTCGATACGGTCCAAGAACCGCTGCGGGATCGGTGGTGTCGGCTTCACGAATGCACCCAATTGCCATTGGCGGCGCAGTCGGCCGACAGCAGGATCGGCCAGCCGGTCACCGCATCAAGCCCGATGAAATCCCCATACTTGCAGATCAGCACGCCGCGACCAGGAACAACCAGGGTGCCCTTCTGCGTATAAGCGCCATTGACCAAGTTGCGCGGCTGGCCCGTCAGCAAGGCGGCGTTGACCATAGGGATGTCCGACTTGATGGCTTGGATCAGCGCCGTGTTGGCGGCGCTGGCATCCTCGTCCACGCCGACCTGGAACCCACCAAGAATGGTGGTTGAAGTCGTACCGAGCGTTCTCAGTGCCATTATCCACCACCGGTCAAGAACCCATTCATCCGCCCCAAATTGGCGTTCATCTGCGTCGACAGATCGGTGGTCATCGAAGTCAGCAATGACGTGATGTCACCCGCTGTCAACGCCGTGCCGGTACCACTGCCGCCAATAAATGGCGATACGGTATCGAAGAAAGCCAGGGTCTGTGATGGACCCGAGCCGCCCACACCACCACCCAAAGGAGATAGCTGACCGGACATGGGACCAATGCCCGGCGGTATCTGATCGATCCACGCTTGATAGCGAATTCTCCAGGCCATTGCGTCCTCCTTATCCGAAGGTCAGGTTGAAGGCCGAAGTGCTCTCCAGCCGCATGGCGAACTGTTGGTTCTGGATGAGTGTTCCATAGAAGCACTTCCAACCGACAATTCTCAATTGATTGAGCGGATCAGACTTGTCGCCCTCTTTCAGGTAGGTGAATTTCACGTCATCCAGCTTGATCTGCCCATAGGCACCACGGCCAAAGATGAAGGTGGGATAGACCGTAACGCCGGTAGCCGGGGCTGCGGGCGGCACCTGCGCCGTGCCGATGCCGGTGATAACCACGGTCTGCCCCGGCGCGAGCTGCGTTGCCTGCCCCTGCATCGGCCCAACGGTGGGACCGGCAGTCGTAAGCCCAAGATTGACCGGGCTGGTGGAGCCGGGCTGCGATACGTAGACGTTGAAAGTGTAGCCGGTCAACGCCGGCAGCACCACGGAGATGGTGCCGTTGGCACCCACGACAAGGCCGGTCTGCACCTGATAGATGCGGCTTTCGAACTGGTTCTGGTTGTCAGAGGCGGTCACCTGCACCGCATAGGTACCGGCAGTCAAGTTGCCACCGCCGGCTGCGGTTGCCGTGATCACGGCTACCCCGACGAAGGAAGGCACGAGGTTCGACATGCAGAAGCGGATCCCGGACCACTCCCCCAGCTCGTAATTGTACAGCCGGTTGATGTCCGAATATGACCACGCCTGATTGACCGCCGAGTTCTCGCGGAAATCGCCGGCCACGAACGGATGCAGGACCGCCACGTAATGCGGCATGGTGCGCGGATTGGACGAGGCCCGCGCGCCGCCGGCACTGGCATCTATCTTGGTATCGGTCATCTCATCGCCATCGAAGCGCGGCGCACCGAGCGTCAGCAGCATGGAGAATGCCCGGTTCATCTCGTGGATGTTGATCACGTCGCCGGTCACCAACGAGGCTCGTGATCCACGCGAGTTGACGAAATTGACCTGAGTGAAGCCCATCAACGCATTGAAGGTATTGCGCTCCAGGGTTTCCGAGACCTGCAGGCCGGTCAGCTCGACAGCTTTCTTGAACAG